CTCCAGAACAACCTTGGAGGTGTTCATGACAACTTCCACGAAAAGGTCACTGACCTCTGAGCCCATCAAGGAATACCTCTCAATGCAAAACGCCGTGAAGACCATATCGGAAAGACGGTATTCAAAAGGAACAACTATCTTTTTTGTATTATTATGCAACGTCACGCCGGCTGCCTTGGCATTCAAAGTGAGTCCAGACTCTACGTCAATCAACTTTCGCTTCTCATCGGCCACGAAAGCAAACTCGTATTTGAACCTCTCAAGAAAGATGTCACGAAGGGCTGGGTAATAGCGGAATTCATAAGCATACCCGACAGATTTGCCGGCCATATACTCATGATCGGACACAGCTTGATTCTTGTTGGCACGCATGTTGAACCTGCCCAGAGCTTTACCCAAAATGGGAACCGTGAGGTGTTTACTCTGTGCAGGAACAAAAAACTTGCTCAAGAATGTGGCAGTCCAAAGCTGGGAATGCCGAATGACTTTTGCTTCCATTAGAGCCTCGCTCGCAATGGAAGTGTAAATCTTTTCGACATAACGGCATTTCCCAGTCACTCGCGCTATCATGTCATCGCCTAATACCATAGCGGTGACAGAATGGGGCTTCAACTCTAACATTGCAGCATGCAGAATGCACAAATTCCACCAGGTGTTTCGGAACGTAGTGTCCGTCGCACCTGTTGGAAGTTGATTCTGAAGTTTTGCAGTAATGCCATGCTTGGAATTTTTAACTTTGAAAGTGTTCGTCCGCAAATGCAAGCGAATGAACCACTCCGGGCATCCCAAAACACGCATGAGCGCAACCTCAATCAATTGAACATCTGCACACTGAAACTTGTCGTTGGAGCTAAAGTCACACTCGACCCAAAAGTCTTTGTCAGTTTTCCTCTCCAAATGGTGAGTATACTCGCAGGCAGTTTTACGGTAGCTGGTGTGATATTGGTACTTGGCATTGGAATCCCTCTTGCCAATCTCCTCGAGGCAATGGTCAAGCCGTCTCATGAGCTCATTAAAAATGGGCCCAGAAATGGCATTGTACACATCAGTCCCCTTGAAGATGACTCGGGGGGCCCAATTAGGCTTGTGGGTGACCAACAAAGCCTCAACTTTGACAAAAATGTCCTTGTTTGTGTAGTCTTGCAAGGTAACGTTACACAAATCGTTGATGGCTCTGTTCATCCTGGCCTGCTT